AAGGCAGCAGGCCATGGCCAAGCTGCGGGCGGCTGTCTCTTTTGCTACAGCAGGTGAGTTGCACCGTGCAGCAGAGTTCCTCGATTTTGCACGCGAAGTTCGCTCCGGTAAGCGAAGACTCAGAGCGGCCACACGCACCGACAGCAGGCGGAAGGCGGTGGATCGTTACGGCTACCACGGCACTGAGAGCTGAGACGCACGGGACTCGACAAAAGCGCTAGAAAAGGGTTGACCCTTACGTAAGTGCTTCATACTATCTGACCGACCGTAGCTGCTGCTTCTAATGCCGCCCGTAAGCCCAGAGCAGGTTCAAACCCTGCACCACCTCATCAATGAGGCAACCAACGCGGCCACCGGCATTGCTGAGACCCTACCCACTTTTGGGGATGTGGACGAGGAGGACCCTGACGCAGACATGATGGTGAGGGTCAACACGACGAAAGCACTACGGATCAGGGACGCACTCGTATCCATCCTTGACTCGTTACTCAATGACCCTTCTTGAGCTTTGGGAAGCCTTCAAGTCTGAGCGAGCCCTCTCGGTCGCACCAACCAGCACCACCTCCACTTGGACGCAGGTGACCAACTACTTGGAGCGCTGTCCGTTTCAGGACCCCGAGCAGGCTCGTCTTGCCATGGTCTGGATCCTCAAGCAACAGCCGCCCAAGTCCGCCAAAGCGGTGGCCCAGTACGTCAAAACGCTGTTCCGCTGGGCAGCCAGCGAGGACGTAGCGCTGGTTAGCCGCAACCCAGTGGCCACCTTCCGCCTACCCAAGGAAGACCAGAAACCTGAGCCCATCGTCATCCCCAAGCCGATTCAGGACGACGTGATGGCCTCGCTGCGACTGACTTCCATCCATGAGGCCAAGTGGCATCTGGTGGCCAACTTCCAGCTACAGCTTGGCCTCCGTACTGCGGAGGTGTTTGGCCTGCAGTGGGAAGACGTGGACTGGGAGAACCGGCGCTGCCGGATCCACCAGAACATGACCCTCACACACGGGCTGCAGACCCGCACCAAGACGGGGAAAGAACGGTGGGTGCCTCTAAACGAGATCGCCTACGGGATCCTCAGAGATATGCAAAAGGCGCATAACGAGCCTTTTGTCTTTCCTTGGCCGCGGCAGACGTACCAAACATCGTTCCGCAGCGCTATGCAGCGTCTTTACAACAAAGGTGTGATCAAGCACCGCTACCGGCCTTACGACCTTCGGCACACCTTCATCAGTTCCTTGCTGGAGCAGGGCATCCCTGTGACGCAGGTGGCCAAGTGGGCCGGCAACACTCCCCAAACCTGCTGGGAGCACTACGCCGGCATCACCAACAACTACGAGATGCCCCTTGTCTAGCGGGAATCTCGATGGGGGCTACGGCCCCCAATCTTCCAACTCTTTTTACGGCAGATGCCAACTCAACCCAGTTACATGGCCGAGTGCAACCCAGTAGAGCAGCAGGCCAGGCAAGATCTGATGGAAGACCTCTACCGCAGGTCCAATCGAGCTGATCTCCCTTATGGGCATCCGCTTCGCAGCACTTACACCGGCCTCTGGATCGAGTACACACAGACCCCACAACCCAGACATGAGCTTTAACGCAGAGCAGATCGCGGACCTCTTTGACGCTTGGTGGAAAGAGTCCTTTCCCTTTGCGCCGGCCAATAAGCAGACCCGCGAGAACTTCATCGCCTTTGGCAAGCACCTCCTCGACAGCTCACCTGGTGGTGGGGCGGATGCCTCAGACTGATTGCTGGGAACAGCGAGCCCTCGCAGCATTTTGGGCACCGGAGTTCAAAGACGAAACCTTGGAATCCCACGCCCGTATCCGTGCGGCTGTTTCTGCAGCCGCCCTTTTCTTCATCCGCTCCTACACCGACACCCATAGCAGCGATGCAACCAGACAAACCCCGGAGGAACCACAACACCAGCGCGATGGATGCCTTCATGGACAACATCGGCAAGATCCCGCTGATGACGCCCGAGGAGGAGATTCACCTGGGCAAACAGGTGCGGCGGATGATGGAGCTGCGTGACTCCAGCCGTGAGTTGACACGCCAAGAGAAGCGGGAGGTGGTCAAAGGCGAGCGTGCCAAGAACCGCTTTGTCCAAGCCAACCTGCGCCTTGTCGTTTACATCGTCAAACGCAGCAACCGCAAGACCTCCTTCTTGGAGATGATTGATCTGGTGCAGGAGTGCAGCATCGGTCTGATCCGCGCTGTCGAGCTGTTTGATCCCAAGCGCGGCTACAAGTTCTCCACCTATGCCTACTGGTGGTGTCGTCAGGCGATCAACCGCAGCTACACCACCCAAGAGCGTGCCATCCGTAGACCTGTCAACGTTGCGGAGAACGCGAGCAAGGTCACCAAGATCATGCACCAAGAAACCTCCCGCTTGGGTCGCACACCAACGCTTGACGAACTCGCGGCTGCAACGGGCATCAAGCGCTCAGAGCTAGAGCTGATGGCAACCCGAGGTTCGCACTGCGTCTCCTTGGACAAGCTTGCTGGTGAAAAAGAGACCAGCACCTTCTTGGAGATGCTTAGGGACGATGCACTTCCAACGCAGGATGAACTGCTGGACTCCTTCGACGACCAAGATAATCTGCAGCTGCTCCAATCAGCGCTGCCTCAGCTCAGCAAAGAGGAGCAGGTCTACATCATCAGACGCTTTGGCCTTGACGGGAAAGAGCCCGCTAGCTGGAAAGAGATGGGGCAAGAGGTCCATCTCAGTCGGGAGCGGGTGCGTCAACTCACTTTGGTTGCGTTGAACAAGCTGCGTTACCACATGACGCACAAGCCGGAAGCCATCGAGCCAGAACCCATTGAAGAAGTCGTGGAAGAGCCTGTAGTCCACAAGGCTGCTCCGATTGATTTGGAGGTGTTGCAGGTGGCGACAGAAGCATGGTCATCTCCAGTTCTGCAATCCGCTTAGTTGCTTTCCGCGTGATCGACTGATACATAAAAGCCTGCTCCATTGCGGAACAGGCCAGCTCGACGATCTTGTCAGGGTGGTTTGCTGCGTGGCTTTTTATAATCCGTTTACTATTCTCCAACTCGACTGCAGCGCTGACACTTAACTCGGGCACCATCCAGTCGGAGAACGTCATGAATACACCGAGCAACCTAGCGCTATGCCAAGGTTGCCCCCTCGCAATGTCTGCCCCGACTTTTGAGCAGTACAAGACCTCGTGCGGGTTGGTGTATTCGGTCACCTACGCGGGTATGACCCGTTATTTCAGGCGGGATTGGCAGGCGTTGTGGGTTTACGAGCTGGCCCGGATGATGTACTGCGCTCACCTAACGATCCGCCAAAATCGCCCAACCTGATTTGGGGCCTTCGACCAGCCACCTGGGTCCCCAGTTTTTGCGGCTGTACGCCTGACGGGCGCCTTTGCTGCTCAGGTAGGTGCCCCTCACCACGTCCATCTCACCGAAGGGATCGTGAACAATGGCCGCTGCAGGCGTGTAACCGATCACGGTGAGCCAGTGCCCATCACCAGATGGTGCGCTGCTAGTTCCGTGATGGAGGAACCCGCAAGGTGTAGGAACACCGTTGTCGATCTGACGCTGCAGGTCGTCCCAGCCGATGTTTTGCACAAAGCGGGCACGGATGCCGTAATACTCCAGGGCCTTCAGTTGGGCCGAAGCGTCGGTGGTGTCGCCGTACTGCAGCACACGCTTGAGGTACACGTCATCTGCTGCTGGGCCTCGCAACTCGTTGGGCCGTAGGTAGGCGGCCAGCATGGTGCAGCTGGAACTGAAGCACATCCGCATCGCCTGGCCCGCAATCGTCGAGTCGCGCTGGCTGAAGTACGGCACCTTCTCGATCAACGCACCGTCTTGCTTCACTGCAGGTACTTTGGGTAGCGGGGCCTGCTGATTCATTAGATGAATCAGCTTCTCGGCGTACTTGGGGTCCGTGGCGTAGCCCTGCTTTACAAGTTCCCTAGCCGCATCATCGCGGTTGGGGGCGTTATTAACACCCTTATGTTGCTTCCAATCGCGGTGCCAGCGATCTACCAAGTAGGTGATGCACTCCTCGATGCTGCTGAAATTGAGAAACTCAGCGGTGATCGTGATGGTCTTGCCGTTGACGACCTCTTGGGTCTTAACGCTGGTGCCAGGACCCTTCAAACCGAAGTAATTGTTAGTGCCGCTGGTGTGCTGAGCCCATCCGCTCTCGAGTGCCCACTGCGCACCAACAAGTTCTGGGTAGCGAGCGCCTGCGCGACGGGCGCACTCAACTACGCCGTTCCAAGTGTTTTCAACCACTGAGGGCTTTGGTTTGGGGGTGGCCCTGTAGGTCACCACCCAGTCAGCGTCACTCCTAAGCAGCGACTGCGGCATCTGGCTTTGCAGCAGGTCAATCGCCGCAGCCTGATGGGGTTCGCCGTTGTAGTGCTTGAAGAAATCGCGCAGCTTGATGGTGCTCATTGCTTTGTCCAAGGTGCTCTGATGCGCAGTTCACCGCCGAGCAGGTCCTGCGCTTTGCTTCCATCGGGTGGAGCTTCGGTGATCACAGGGGCGATGGCCGCGGCGTGCTCTTCGTCCCATTGGTGGTGCATCTCGGTGATCCACTCATCCACTTCACGCATCGCTACCGCCGTCTTCCACTGCACCCAGTCAGGGCGTGTGTTCTCCAGCAGTGCCTTGACGATGGTGTTGTGCCTGAGCGAGGGGCGCCGATCACACCAAAGCCGCAGTACCTCATGGGTGACTGCGGCCCAAATGCGGTAGTCCCGCTGGCTCACTTCTTGACGCTATAGGGGAAGACCTTGCGGAGCACCTCCACAATTTCTTGGACAATGCCGTTGCCCTTCAGGGGGGTGTAGGGGAGCACTTCGCTGATAATCAGCAGCACAAGTGCCAGGATTGCGGTGGTTTCCATGCGGTACTCGCAGGTTACCTAAGTTGCCGGTGCTAACGGCTCTGCATTTCAAGCGCTCTAACGCGGCGGTCGATGTCGTTCAAGCGCTCCTTTGAGTCGTTCTTCAGCTCCCGCACGTCCTCCAGAACGGTGGTGAGCCCAGTTTCGATCTTGGTGACCTGGAGGAAGAGTCCGCACAGCCCAACAACCGCCGCCACCAGTAATGCTGGTACGGCCTGTGAGAGCCAAGTGCTCTCAGCGACTGGGGCTGGTGCTATGTACTCCTCGTCGCTCACCAGCCGGTGGGGGTTGTCACCCTCTAAGTTGCCGGCGCCGCTAAGCTAGCGATCTAGTTTTTCGAGAACTAGGCGATACCGTTGCGCCCGGCAGCGGTGAGTCTGGCACCGCGTGAGGACCAGCCACCGGGCATCCCTATTAGAAGGCTGAAGCGTGACCGGCCTCAGGGACCGGACAGAGGCTTGGGCTCTATCAGCCCGATGCCGAAGCAGAGCGGGAACAGCACGACGTTAATGCGCTGCTTTACGGTGCAAGGGGCTCAAGCTCAACAGCTACCCAAGACACTGAAGCTTCATCCCACTCGTAAGCAACAGTGTGATCCTCAGGCGGCTTGGGCACAGGCGCCTGCCATTGACAACTGCTCTCGTTTAACACCCAGCTAGGAAAAATCTGCGGCGGAATGAAGGCGTCACGTTCTGCGTCGTAGGTGTATCCGATACCAGCATAGTTTTTCCTAAATGGCTGCTTGCCTTGGTGATGCACCCCCGCAAACGTGTTGTAACTGGTGCGGCGACACGTCATTCCTAAGCGTTCTCCGTAGTACTGCTCCCAATTCACGCCATCGTCACCCTCATCGCGGCCGACGATGACGGCAACCACAAGGCTCTCTGCATCTAAAAAAGCGTAGTGTGCCATGTCACCAAGAGATAGTGTCACTGCCGGCTGTAAACTTATAGACCCGATAACCACTTCGCGTGGGCTGAGAGTAGCTAAGTCCGGCGCCAATAGATGCGATAGGCGCAAAGGAATCTGGATAAGCAATGATCACAATTCCAGAACCACCTTGGGTGGCTGTACCACCACCACCTTGATTGGCTCCACTGCCACCGCCTAAGCCAGTTGTTCCAGTCGTTCCGTAAGCATTTCCAGCCCCACCACCGGCGTAATAAGTCGCCGTACCTGTTATAGAACTCTGCGTGCCGTTCCCACCGTCCGCTCCTGAAGCCGCAGCGCCGGCGCCGCCTCCACCGCCAGCAAGTCTCGTAGATAAAGCTTTACTCGGAACACCATTTGCACCGTTGTGACCCTGTCCAGATGTACCAGTGCCGCCCGAGGTTTGTAGGCCCGAGGTGCCCGCTCCACCACCTCCGCCGGAACCACCAGAACCGCCATTTGCGTTGTTGCCCCCGCCACCGCCGCCTTTTGTTGAGGTGATTGAACTAAACACTGAATCTGAGCCTGGATCTCCGCTAGTAGATGACTTAATTGACCCACCGGCACCGATTGTTACCGTATAAGAGGTGCCGCTGTTTATTGACAGACTGCCTGAGCGGTAGCCGCCAGCACCGCCTCCAGAGTACATCGTTCCGCTGCCGGCGCCGCCGCCGCCTGCAACAACCAAGTAGTCAACGCTTGTTGGTGCAGTTGGCCCTGCAGACCCACCAAACAAGAGCATCATTGATGGCGTTGACATCAACTCAGCCCAGCTCCAGAAATAACAAAAGTATTGCTGGCAACACACAAGATTGTAGCTAGTCCGTATTGGGCCAGCGTGCGGTTACCAGTGTTTGCAGTTCCAGCTTGGCGCACCGTCGTGTTTGCTGCTTGCGTGATGGTTTGATTGCTACCGCTGTTATTGTAGATGCTAATAACGTCGCCTGCACTGAACACGCTTGCTGGAACAGTGACACCCCCGGTGGTGATGCTGATGTGCTTGCCAGTATCGCTTGCAATTAGGGTGTAAGAGCTAGTCTTGCTGTTTTGTGGAACGATGCGAAAGCTGCCAGAAGAGTCAGTAAAACCCTGAGACGCATCAAAATCAATAACACCCGTCATTGTGCCGCCCGACTTTGGCAATGCCGCGTTGGCCAAGTCGTAAGCAGACTTGACGCTATTCGGTGTTGCAGCTGTCGTTGTGCTGGTGCTGCTAGTTGAGTCAGTCAGCTGAACCGCGCCCGCATTACTGGTGCTAGCGGTTTGCAACTTGCTTCCACTGATTCCAGCATTGGATGCAACCTTGGCATCGGTGATTACACCATTGCCAATGGTCGCAGCAAAAGATCCAGCACCTGAGCCAGTGACGTCACCAGTTAGCGTGATTGTCTGGTCGCCAGTATTGGTGCCGCTGCTAGTGCCAGAAAATGTGCCGTTCTGCGTCGCAAGCGTGCCAAGGCCGAGGGTTGTGCGTTGTGCTGCAGCATCCGCATCATCCAGTAGCGCCTTGCCTGCGGTTGTTATGTCACCACCCAGCTTGCTGGTGCTGACAACGCCATTATCAATCGTCCAAGTTGATCCACTTCCGCTAACAGTAATATCACCCTTGTCACCGTCGCTGACGCTAGTGGCACTGCTAGGCCCAATTTCAACCATTGAGCCAGCAGCATTCTTTACATAAAGCTTTCCAGCTGTTTTATCCCATGCTGGTTCCGCAACATCGAAATCACCAGCGCTAGGCGTGGTGGTTCCTTGGCGGATCAGGATCTTGTTCTGCCTTGGCATCAGAACGTGCCTCCATCAATCGTGGCGCTAGGGCTCAGGTAGTCCGTGCCATCTACTGCGGCGCTATAGGTCGAGCCATTGCCCTTCAGCAAGCCGCTGACCGCAGCAGTCAGACCGGTGCCGCCATAACCCACTGCCACCGCCGTGCCCTGCCACACGCCGGTGCCAATGGTGCCGACGCTGGTGAGCGAGCTGTTGACGATGCCGCTGCCCAGCGTGTTGACATTCAGCACCGAAGTGCCATTGATGTAATACGCCTTGCCCGTGGCGACGTTGATGTCCTCGCTGCTGGTGAACGCATCGGTGGCGTCCACCCAGTTGAAGGTCTTGTCGCTGGTGCCCTTGATCGTCAGGCCCGCGCCGTCTGCCGTCACATCAGTTGGCGTTGTGACGTTGGCAAGAACGATGTTCTTGTCCGCCACCACCACTTCGGTGCTGGACAGCGTTGTGGTCGTACCGTTGACCGTCAGGTTTCCGGTGATAACGGCGTTGCCGCCGACGTTTAGGTTGCTGGTGATCTGAACGCTGTCCGGCAGCCCGAAGGTAAAGGTGCTGGTGCCGGAGTTGGTGCTGACTTCGATCTCGCCGGCGGTGCCCTGGAAGGTGACCGTGCCGCCCAGACCACCGCTAACAGTGGTGGTTGTGGTTGAGCCGCCTAGCGGAGTGGCAACACCGTTAATCGTGATGCTGCTGTTGGCAAGAGCACTATTGGGGATGCTGGCCAGCGCAACCACGCCGGTGCTGCTGTTGTAGCTCAGGCCGGTTGCTGTGTTAACGCTGATCGCGCTGCGGGCGCGGGCGTCGGTGTAATAGAGGTTGGTGCCCTCGCTGACAGAGGTGCTGCTTAGGCCGGTGACTGTTGCGCTGCCCAGCGCCACCGTGCCGCTAAAGGTCTTATTGCCGCTGATCGTCTGCTCGGTGTCCAGCGTGGTGTAGGCGCCGGGGCCACCGATGGCCAGAACGCTGGTGGCTGTGCCACCGGCACCCCCAGTACCTACGCCATAGAACAGCTTGGAACTCTGCTCCGAAAACGCAAGTTCCGCATTGGCGAGGGAGGTAGGCGCGGCAGTGCTGGTGCTGCGCTTGATGCGGATCGTGTTAGCCACTGAGCGCCAGGCGGTCTTTACACCTAGATTTCCCGGTTAAAACCCGCCGCCATCAGTGATTGTGATGATGGTGTTGATGTCGTCGCCCCTCCACATCTCGCTAACTGCGTCGTAGTACAGCACGCTGTTGGCGACAGCCCCGCTGGTGTCTACGTCTGGGATTTCGCCCAGGGTTCCGACAGGTGCGGTCGGGCCTTGCGGGCCTGCGGTGATGATCTCAACCGTGCTGGTGGTTGGAGATTCGACAACAACCGTCGCCGTGGTTTCGGTGATTTGCGTGCTCATGGTTTAGGCAGGCGCTGTGTAGCCCTCGCTCGGGCGGACGATCCCCTCCAAGTAATACTCACGGAGACCGCCAAGTCGCAGCACCATCACGTCGTAACGCGCCTCCGCCGGCAGGCTGGTGGTAATTGTGTACGGCAGCAACAGCTCAACTGCTCCCGTAGTGGGGTCGCTAACCGTCACCGTGAAGTCGCCGTACTTCGTTGTGCGCTTTTTGTCCCACACCTGTGCCAACACCTGGGCGCCGGTGAGGTTGATCACTACGCCGTCGTTGTCCTTCAGCACAATGCCGAGGGTGTAGTCAGCGCGGCGCTGGGGGCGGATGTTGTGGACCGCTGGCTTCATGCTGCTACCTCCTCAGGCTCGGGGTTGAACTGGAGCGTGATGCGCATCTGGTCCTGGGGGCCCAAGCCGGGCGGGACGCGCAGTGGGCGCAGCTCAGCGCTAACGGCGGTGGTGAAGTGGCGCACCACCATCTCCGCCACGGCGCTCAAATCCTTGGCATCCCAGCTCACGAGATAGATCGTGTAGCGCCGGAACGCGGGGCCGGGGGCGTACTGGCGGATCAGCGATAGCTGCGCCTGCTTCTCAATCACGCACTCCAACCCGCTGACGGTGGTTTGCGCGGGGGTTAGCTCACCGGCGGCGCGGACGCTGATGGCTGGGGTGGTGATGCCGTTCGCCAACGTGTAGACGCCCAGCTCATCCGCCAAAAGCGTCTCCAGCTCTTCTCGGAGGGTGAGCAAATCCATGTCTTAGGTTGCCCCCAGAAGCAAGTGCCCAGCTTCGATCCAGCCCGCTGCGGCGTTGTTGCGTTTGGGCAACACCACCTCGTAGCTCATCAGCCGGCGGTCGATGTCGCGGAGGCGCACAGGGCCGTGTACAAAGTCCGCCACGCAGACCAGTCCGCGCACGTTGCTGCCCTCCCACACCGGTGCCACAACCCAGACCCCGTTGTCCTGTGACACCAGCGCCCGCACCTCCGGCGTGGGTGCAGCACTGGGGTTGTTGATCGCGTCTGACCAACAGCTCAATAGCAGCGGGTGCAGCAAGCCCTCGGCTTGGAGCGCAATCAGCGCTGCGGCAGTAGCGGGGGTGACGCGGCTTTCGTCGGTGCTGCGCTGCTTGAAGACCGTGAAGTCCTCCGGCGCAAAGGGCTTGCTCTTGCTGTCGCGGTTGGCGTTGGCGAACAGCGATTGGAAGCAGGCGATGGGTAGCTCGGCGCGGCGGAGCTGCTCAAGCTCAATGCGCTGCTGGTGCTCCCAGCTGCACAGCACAGCGCGGCGCAGTTCTACGTGGAAGGTGCTTCGGTTGTACTGGCCGGGGTAGAAGTGGAAGAGGTCGTGGGCGATTTCTGCCCAGTTCGTTTTGGCCGGCGACCAGAGGCCGGCAGCGGCTTTCCCAGCTCCTCTTCAGTCACCGGCGCGGCGGGGTTGTTCTCGGCGTCCAGCTCGTCGAGGTACAGGTTGTAGATGTCGGTGCGCAGCCGGCGGTGAAGGGTGTGGGTGTCGTCCACGCTCCAGTCCGGGCGGTCCAGGCGCCAGCGGATCAGTGCAGTCACCGCGGCGTCGGTGGTGTGCTGGTTGCTGGTGCTAAAGACGCGGATGACGTGGTTGATCTGCTCGGCGTACTTCAGCCGCAGCGCCTGTGCCTCGGGCTCTAAGTCCTGGGTGCCAACGGCGCGTTCAATCACCGTGAACGCTTCGACTGCTGTGATGCTTTCGGCGGTGCTGATCGTGGTGGCGACCTTCGCGGCTTCGACGAAGGCGTTGGGGCGCTCGGCCAGCAGTTCGTCGATGGTAATGCTCTCTTGCACCGTCAATCCGCCCAGCACCGGGAAGCGCAAGATGCCGGATTCGCTGTTGCCGATGTCGCGGGTGCTCGGTGCAGCAGGTGGCTTGAGGAACGGAAGCGTTGCCACGCAGGTGAGCTACTTAGGTATGTATATGTTAGCGAGCGCTTTTGGCCGTGTTCTGCGCTTTTGCGGTGGCAACGGCACGGGCATCCGCTTGGCGCCGGGCGAGGGCAGCGCGGTTGGCGCTGGCGCGGAGCTGGTTGGCCTGCAGTAGGTCGCGGTTGATCGGGATAGAGGTGCTCATGGCTTGAAGGCGAAATACTGCTGGAGGGGGTTGAGGGTGTTTTGTGGAACAAGGCCCTCGGCTTTCCACCCTTTGTCAATAAAGTCCTGCTCGGTTGTAAGAAACTCGTTGTAGCCCGCAGGCAGATGAACAACTGGGATGGTGGAGAAGTAGTTGACGTTCTTGCCTATATCCTTTGAGAAGATGCGAGGGGCGTAAACGCCGTTCAGTCCGGTGACGATAGTTAGAAGCCCGGTTTGCTCGTTGTAGACCAGCCCAGGGGGCCACCGAAGCAAAAAACCATTCGGATTCGATAGGAAGTCCTCATACACAAAGTTGAACAGGGTTGAGTAGTTGTCTGAGTAGGCTTTCCAGAGTCGGCGCGACGGGTCACCTGGGTGCATACCGTCGAACCACAGCCCGACTATTTCAAGGGCGTCTGAGTACCGCGAAGGTATTATGTTGCCGCGAAAATCGCCATCTATACTGCCGAGTAAAGATGTAGAAGATGTGGTCTGTTTTGTGGATGCGTCAAAACGCCAATAAAGCGCTTGAAAGTTATACACGTTACTCCCAGTCCCAAGATTTTTTCCCCTGAACGAAGGCGGCAGTTCGTCTCGAACAGTGGACACCGACCGAGCGGTACTCTCAAAGCGGTAGGTTCCTGATGGTGTGGTGTATGGTTGCCCTGTACTTTCAAAGTCGTTCGGGTCATATATTGATCTTGCGGGGCTGCTCCCGTAGAAATAATCGGCTTTTGCTGTAGAGTAGACGATTAGCCTAGAATGGTAGATAAACTTTCCGTCGCTGCGTGTCAGGACTGTGCCATCTTCGCTCCACCAGGGCGAGTCTGCTCTAGCAGGGTAAGGGAAGGCGTTTTGATCGACAACAACCTTGTCTTCTAAGAGGAACGGCAGCGTTGGCGGAGTCGCAACGCTAGGCGTCGCTCCAGGAACGCCATTTACCTGCGATCGGTGAGAAAACGTCCAGTCAAGCCCCGTAAGATCGTTATCTATCGTATAGGCGCCACCCAAGTAGAACTTGCGGCTGTTCTTTAGTTCTTGGTTAAAGGCTGGGCGCCAGCGGGTCTGCTGAGTGCTATAAAAGTTTGTTAGTGGTACGGGTACTACATTGTAATACGCAAGCGTGTATGGTAGGCCGAAAACGGGTAGATTGATTACGCTGCTTTCGTTCCACTTCCAAGTTGCAGCATAACCATTAAATGATATTGAGTCTTCTTGTACTGTTCCGGCTACAGCAAAACTGTTTATGTTGTCTACGCCGTAAACCTCAACGCCCTTCTTCCGCCGCTGCGCTGCGGGGTCTTGGGGTTTGGGGCGTTTGGGAATGCCGCCGCGGGGCTCCTCGTTTTGGGTGGGTGCGCCGGTGCTAAACGCAGCGCCGGCAGCTTGGGCTTTCTGATCAGCGGTTTCTTTCGTGCGCTTGCGGTCCTCCAAGGCACCGCGGTTTGCCGCGGCGCGTTCCTTGTTCAGCCCCAGCAGGCGCTGAAGTGCTAGGTCAATGTCAAGGCCCAGCCGAGCCATCAGTCGTTGGTGTTTAGAACCACCCGGTAGGTAATGGAGCCGCCATCCACCAGCGTCACCGTTGGGTTCTCAACCACAATGCTGTGCAGGGTGCTGGTAGAGCCATCGGTGATCACGACGTAGAGAGTGTCGTAGATCCAGTTGCCGCCTGATGCTGTGAAGGTCACAGCGATCTGGGGCAGCTCGTAGCGGGCGGTAGTGGTGTTGTAGCTGCCTGCGGCGATGGTGCCGGTCGCACTTTCGTAGCCGTTGCCGTACAACTTAACGGCATCCCACTCGGCCACGGTGCTATTGGCCGTTAGCGTCGCCGTGTTTCTGTACGCCAAACATATGCGGTAAGTCTTGCCCTGATAGGCGGTGACCCCCACGCGAGCAAGCTCCGCTTGGCTGATGGTCGTGGTGATCGCCATGACGCTGCGCTATTGCACCTAAGTTGCCGGGGGTTATTCGACTGGGGTGACGCTGTAGGCGGGCAGGATGAACCACTCGGTGCCAGCGGTGTCTGCCCCTTCAAACACCCAGCTCTTGTTGGCGCCAGGGGTTGCGGTGTCGGTGCTGAGAACGGCGCTGGCGCTGTAGACGTTGAATAGCCCTGTTGTTTGGGGCATTACGCCCATGCGCACTTCAATTACGGGGTAGCCACCAAAAGCAGTTGCTTTGAAGAACGCGATCTCGTGGACGCGGTAATTGGTGCCGGTGCCACTGGTGGTGGTGTTGCCCTCCACCCGCACGCGAAATGTGTTGGCGGTGCTGCGCACGTAGACCTTCTGCATGGAATCATCCATGGCGTTGAGGAAGATCTTGGGTAGCGGGGGGTTGGTGTTACCAAGCCCGGTGTACTCGCTGGAGCCGGAGCCGAATGTGATGTAGCCGTTGGGGCTCACCCACAGGCTGGTGTAGCCGACGCCGTTGAACGTGAAGGTGAACGGCATACCCGTGACCTCAACGGGGGTGTCGTCCACGTTGCTGTTGTAAACCTGCGACCAGCCGCTTGGGGTGGAGGTGGTGATGCCGCTGCCTGCAACAGGGGTGGCATCGCCCGCTGCGAAGTCGAAGGTCAGCTCCACCTCGGCTGCGTTGCCGATCACAACGCTGGGGGCGGTGGTGCGCAGTTCGTAGACAATTTGCTCGGCAGTCATACCCACGCGCAATGTGGGGTCGCTGTCGCGGGCGGTGTAGACAAAGGACTCCGCAGCGTTGCCGAGCTTGACGCTGGGGGCCGCGTCGCGGTCGTCCAACGGCACGAAGATCAACGTGCGCGTCACATCCGCGTTCACAAAGGTGGTGAAGTTGTTGACCACCACCTCCTGATACGGCGGCACCAGCACCGTTGTTGTCACCTGCTTTTCATAGACCGGCGCAGTTGTGGTGGGCAGGGTGTTGAAGATCGTGCCGGGGGCGTTGGGGTCGAAGCCGCTCGGCGTCGTCACGCTGTTGGCTGGGGCGGGATCAGCGTTTGTTGTGACCGCAGGAGCTATAGGGAGTTGGGTGATGCCGTCTTGAACCGGTGCCCAAGGGCTGGGCGTGCGGTACGCCTCGGTCGTGGCGCCCACGCCGCCCAAATACACCATGTCCACGCTGGTGACGATGCCGTTGCTATCGAAGTTCCAACTCTGGGCGTTCACCATGTACTGGGCCAAGATTCCTCCCAGGCGCAACGTGGCAAGCGAGGCGCCGTAGGGCGGGAGCTTGTTGGGCACCGTTTGCACCGCAAAGCCCATCCGGTGGCCGTAGGTGAGTTGCTGCTGCACCCGCCCGAACTTGCGGGCGAGTTCTGGGGCAATGGACTCCTCCACCAGATACGGGTCTGCGCTGCCGGCTTGGTAGGCAATGCGGTCGTCCGGCGCCCAGGGCATCGAGTAGCTGGTGGTGATGCCTACGCCATCAGTGCCCTGGATGAACTCCGTGCGGCTGACGCTCTCGCGGGGGTCGCGGTAAAACTGCTGCTTCTTGCGGGCCGCCAAGCTGGGGCGTTTTTGCACGCCGTAATAGCGGTCGTAGTGGGTCTCGACGCTGACGCCGGTGTTCACCATCTGCGAGCCGATAGCCAACATCACTGCAGCGTCGTTCACGCTGTCGATGTCTTCCGCCATCTTCGCCAGGCCCTGCTGACCGGGCTGGGTCATCGCGTAGCAGGTCTGGCGGTAGGTCTTGGTTTTGGTGATGCCGTCAAATGATCCGTCCTGAAAGTAGCTGATGCCGCTACTCATGCCCAAGCGGTCGCGCTCCATTTGGCCCATGTAGTCACCGTCTTGCTCAAACTCCGTGCGGATCACCTCAATGGGGAAGTCAGCATTGCCGGGGTGGAGGGCGCCGTCTGGGTAGAAGTAGGTGGGGAGGTTGATGGAACCGACGACGGCAAGGTCGCTGGCGGTACGGGTCACCACCTGCGCAACAGGCTGGTTGTCGCGCTTTTCGTTGTATAGGGTTCCTGTGCCGATGTAGTACCAGTAAGTGCAGGGTGGTAGGTTTTCCGGTGGGACGACTAGCTGTTCTGCTGAGTAGCGGTAAATAAACTCGGTAACCGTCGTTTCCTCCGACACGCCAACATTCGGGCGTAGGGCGCCGGTCTCCTCCAAAAGCTCGCTCACATAGGCGGAGTTGATCTTGGCGCTGTGCGTTGTGGTGCGCTCCTCGCGCAGCAGCACGCGGTCCAACTTGTCGTAGGTGGTGCGGCTGGTGCTCAGCGGGTAGTGCGTGAACAGCTGTACGTCGTCGCCGTCGTTGTACGTCACAAAGACGTACTCAAGCTCGCCTTGGGTGATGTCCAGTTCCCAGTCGCGTTTCTGACGCTCCTCCTCGTTGTCCAGATAGTCGGGGTCTGGCTTCTTGAAGCGGTTGTAGCTGTACTCCACCAGCACCACGTCCGGCGGGATGTCGCCGCTGCGGATTGGCGATACGTCAATTACATCGTCCTCGTCAAAAACCGGTGTGGTGCCGGTGATCTTGCTCAAGTCCACAACCACCAGCTGCTCCTCGGCATCCAGATAGCCGACCTTGGACTGGCTGTAGAGGATGTCGCTCAGGATCTGGACGTAGCCGGCGCTGTAGTCGAAGCTCTCAATCGCCGCGGAGCCCACCAGCCCCCAGTTGCCACGCAACGTCAGCCCTAACGCTGCCAAGCAGGTGTTGGCGATGAAGGTAAAGGTGATGTTGATCGGTGTCTTGCCGAACTCCTCGCAGGGGATGCCGTCGTTCTCCTCATCCTCTGCAGCGAGCTGCTTTTTGTTCTCCCGCAGCGTCTCCAACATCGTCAGTTTGCAACCAACGCTCACCGTTGTCTGCCGGCGGAACGGATCGGCAAAGCTGCTCAACACCCGCAAGGCGCGGGGGATGCGGGTGGTGCGGCCGCGCCTCTCGTAGCCCAGGCGGATCTTGTCGCCTGGCCGCAGGTTCACCAGCCCGTTCAACACCACCTCACCGCGGGTGCGGATTAGGCCGGTGCCCTGGACGTGATCGTCGCTAAAGCCGCCGCTGATGACGGGGCCCTTGTCGCAGAAGACCTTGGCGCGGATGTCGAGCGTCATCAGAGTTGCGTCAGCTGCAGGGAGACGGCATAAACCGTGGTCTTGACGCCGCTTTGGATCTCAGCGGTCGCCGTTGCGGTTGGGGGACTGGTCGGATACCAAGTGCCCGTGCCGGGGGTGGCGATGACGATGGTTTCGTACCAGCTCTGCAGCGCAGTCCAATTAGCTTCATTGCAGGTGCCCTCCACGTCGCGCACGCGGGTGGCAGCGAGGGGGCCGCTGATATAAGGCTTGCCGGCTGCAGTCAGCTGCACGGTGGGGGTGTTGCTATACGACTCGGGTGGCTTTGTCAGCGTCAGCACCGCAGTGTGGCCGCCGTAGCTGATCGTGATCGTGCCCAGGTCGGGCTTCATCCCGTCGTCGCGCTGCTTGCTCTTCTCCTGCTGCGCAAGCAACGCCGCCAAATACTGCGCTGCATCAACAACGTCAAAGCGCACGCTGATATAAGCACCGGTCTGCTCACCGCTGGGGGCGGCGAGGAACCAGCAGGGGATGGCGCTCCAGCTCAGGCCAGCAGCGCTACCCGTAAACGACACCGTGGTGCCCAGCACCTTGCTTTTGAGCGTGTCCTCGTCGTTAATCCGGCTGTCGCGCCAAGTCGCGTAGGTGTCGGTGATCGAGGCCCACTGCGCTTGGGTGCAGAGACCTTGGACGCGCCAGGCGCGGGCGCTAAGGCCGCTATATGCCTCCAGCTCCTCGAAGCCGTAAGGCTGCGCCGTCAGCGTGTTGAAGGTGAACGAGCCGAGGGTGATAGCCATTAGAGGAGGGCGGCTTGCTGCTCGGTTTGGTCGTAGCCGAAGCTGCCGTCAGCGTTCACCGTCACGTTGATGCGGATGTTACGTTCGGCGTTGGTGTTTTCCTTAAGGGCATCCACCAGCGCTTGCTGTTGGGCGACTTGACCGCGTTGCTGCTCGACGTTGCGCACGAAGTCCGCAGCCGCAAAGATGCGGCGGCGACCGGCGGCCCCGAAGTTGGGGCGCAGGATCCCGCTTCGACGGCCACGCTCAATGTCGTCGCGGGCGCTGTCCAGTAGCCCCTGGCGCTGGTCGCGGGGCAGGAAGTTAAAGTTGCTCTGCAGCGTGCCGCGCAGGGTTTCTTGGGCGCTGCGTAGGGACTCAGCGGCGGATGCTGCCTTTTCTGCGAGGGCCGCACCGGCTTCCTCGCCGGCGAGGCGGAGTTCGTAAGAGGCGCTCGTTATTTGCTCGGCCAGCTGGGCGCGTTTTGTCGGGTCGCTCTCTTGGGCGTACTGGGCTTGGAGGAGTCGTTCGCTGGTAATCGCCTGCTCCACGCGCAGGCGGTTCTGCGCCAGGAACGAGAGGCCCTCCAGCTCACCGGCGCGGCCAGCAAGGGTGGTGTTGCCGGGGTTGGCAGCCGAGTCCGCTTGCGCAAGGGCAGCATCGCGGCGGGCGCGGGTGGCGCCGATCTGCTGGGCGATTTGGTTGCGCTTGATTGCTTCCTGCTGAACGGTTTGAGTCAGCTCCTTTTCACGCTGTTTTTGACGTTCGTTGATTCCAACGATGGTTTTCTCGTACTCCCTCCAAGCAGCCAAGGACTGTGTTGGGTCGGTGGCAATCGCTTCGTCACGACGCAGAGCAGCAGCTGTGCGCTCCGCGGCGTCAGCTGCATCCCGATTGCCTTGCGCTAGAGCAACGATCTGCTGTCGCTCTGCCTTAGCAAGATCAAGACTCTTTGCGCGGGCCTCAACCGCACGGTTCGTGGCCTCGACTAATGGCCTTAGGTCTTCGTCTGCAGGGTTACCACCCCCCTGTCCTGCAAGGCGACCAATGCCTGTCAACAGGCCGCCGATACCAAGGGTGGCCAAGCCGGGAAGCTGCAAGCCGGGTGTCAGAGCCGCTGCACCCCCGATACTGGCGACCCCCAAACCAACTTTGGTGAAGGTGTCAGCAACATTGCTGCGCTGCTGTTGCTGTAGCTCTCGTTCCTCGTTGTTCTGAGGCGTTCCGCCGATTGCAAGTCGGGTGCGCTTTATCAATTCAGTGAGCGGGCCGGCGACAAAGGCTGCTAGCTGCGTAGTGCCCTGTGCCCAAGCGCGATTTAACTGATCAACCTGATCACGGTAGCGTTCCGCAGTAGAGAGATCGCCAAATGTCGATGCGAGATCCGCTTGAATAACAGCATTGGCCTCGGCATAACGACCGGCAGCAATCAATCCCTCGACATTGCGCTCAAGCCCGCGGGAGCTTAGGAGAGCCGCTTCTTGAAGGGCGGAGAAATTCTTGACGGGAGTATTTATAGCAGCGCCGAGATCAGCAAACTGCTGTAAAGCGGTGTCCACAGCTTGTCCAAATGCCGTACCGACAAGGCTGAGACCGAATCCAAAGTTTCCTCCCAGCAGTCCTCCCAATCCACCACCAACGCCGCCGCCAATACTGGCTCCGATTCCTTGACCGAATAAAGCAGGAAACGCTCCGCCGATGATTGCGTTGCCAACGGCCTCGCCTACACGCTTGCGGCGATCTTGGGTGCGCTTGGTTTCTTGCCGTGCCAGACGGCGGGTATCGGCCTCGACCTTGCGGCGAGCTTCTCCCAGCTTTCGCTCTGCATCTGCAGCCGCCGCCGGTGAGCCAGCAATCGCACCCCCACCAGGGAGACGACCCGAGATGGGCAATGCGGGGCCGCGTGGTTTTGCTCCGCTACTTCCTGCTCGCTGCTGCAGATCAGCAGGTGAGCCTGGAACTACCTGCCCGTTGATCAGCCTGCCACTAACAGGCAGCGCTGGTCCCTTGAGTTGCGCTGATGCTTTGGCGCTTGCTTGGTCAATAGCCTCCTTAGTTTCAACCAACTGATCGAGGAACACCTTCCAGTTGTTTCTGATGTCCAGCTCACGTCCCTTAGCTGCGGGTGACCCTGGAATCCGCACACCGCCGGGAAGCATCCCGGAAACCGGGGAGGTGTTACCACGAGCGATCCGTAGTTCTTCTGCACGTTGCGCACGAAGCCGAGCAGCCTGTTCCCGCCGGCGGCGCTGTTCTTCTCGCTCCGCAGCAACCCTTGCTTTCTGCTCTGCCTGAATCGCAGCTGGTGAACCTGGAAGGTCTATTCGCCCTTTGATCGGCTCAGCTGGACCTCCAGCCCGCGCAGCCCGCGTGAGTTCACGCGCCTGCTGCTCGACAAAGCGCTTGTAAATGTCAGTGCTGCGCTTGACCTGCTCTCGGATAAATGCAGGTGAGCCCTCTAAGTCCTTGCGACCCCTGATCGGTTCACTGGGTCCACCGATTCGTGCGGCACGAGCAAGATCCCGTGCCTGTTGCTTCCGCTGTGCATCTAAAAACGCAGGGGAATCAGGGATCGAGCGGCTTCCTTGGATCGGAGAACGTGGTCCCCCAAGTCGTGCGCTACGTGCTGTCGCAGCCTGTTCAGCCTTTGTGCGGCGATCAATGGCCTGCTGCGCTTCGCGCTCCCGCCGAGCCCGTGCTTCAGTCAGCGTGACTTGCCGACCTAGTTCACGCGAAAGCTGCTTTGCCGTTCCGAACTGGCGGTTCGCGTAGGAGGTGGTGAGATTCCCGAGCTGTGTGCGCAGCTTGTCAACCTTGATGCCGCGCTCCTCAAGGCGGTTGATCCGTTGGCTCAGACGGAACCTACGATCCTGCGCGTCCTCTAGGGCGGTGATCGACTCACTTGCCCCGCCATTGCGAGCACCAATTCGTGCCTGCGCTTGAGCGGCACGCTGTTGACGACGCTGTGCCCCAACGCGGCGCTCCTCAAGCGTGACCTGCCGAGCAAGTTCTTGCCCGATCTGCCGGAACGTTCCGAACTGACGCTTGGACTGCGCCTCAGTCAGTTGACCTAGACGGTTGCGGAGCCGGGCTACGTCAGCGCCGCGCTCTTCAAGATCATCAATCCGGCGAGCGATTCGGAATCGCTTTTCCTGCGCAATCTCTAGAGCGCGGGTGTTCTCACGAGCACCGCCCTGCCGCGACCTTCGCGCTAACTCACGCTGCTCATCCCTTACACGACGCTCACGAGCACGTTGCGCCCTTGCTTCTGCTGCAGCTTCACTGGATCGCTGTGGGCTGGAGCGCCGACTCCCGCTGCCTCCGATACCTGCATCGCCAAGCTCGCTAGCGACAAGTCGCTTGGCGTTCCGTAGATCGTCGCGGAACTTGTCGAGGTTGACGGTCAGCGTTAATTGGGCCTGGCCCAGGTCCTCCGCCACCGTCTCACCTACTGCTGTGGAACTAGGTTGCCGGGGCAACCTCGGTTATGAGCACTTCCGCCCTGCTGCCGCTCGCCAACGCAACGATCTCATTTCGTGTTGCAGGTGAAGGTGTGCTCACCGACCCAGAAACCGGAAACGTCTACCCCTCTTGGGCTGAAGTCCAGCACACTGCGTTTCTCAAAGCAGTCAACGTCGATCCGACCGTCTACCCCGGTGTCGATGCCAACGGTCTTCTTTATGAGGGGTACGTCATTTCACCGCAGGCGCTCGATCCTCGGGTAGGCATTGGTAGCACTGGCACCCTGATCTTCGGCACCGCCCAAGCTGTGCCGTTTGAAGTCATTCGCTCTCGACTTGGTTACGGAGATCAAGGAGTTCTGGGAGCGCAGTTGTCCAGCATCCTTGGAACCAAAATCACACTCCTCGCTAAGGAGTAACCATGCCGGTCAGCTTTAGCCGTTGGAACGCCTCTCGGCTTGAGGCCAAGGTCGCCAGCACCTTGGGACGTGTGGCACCAACTTACGTCGAAGAAACAACACTACAAATCGCCAACCCTCTGTGGGATTGGAGTTGGGACACACTTAGGGAAGAAAGCCTCCTGATGGGCGGTGAAACTGAACCCGGCCTTCCGGGCGTGATTGTGCGGGCCGGGAAACGAGACATCGTGGATACCGGAACTCTGCTCGACTCCATCACGGCGCCACTGATCACACGGCGTGGCGACAAAGACACGCTGAGCATTGCGTGGAGAGCCCCCTACGCAAAGCGAGTTCTAGAAGGTGGTGTCTACGGCTCTTACGTCAACGTCCGCGGTGAGCTCGTCAACGTCGGCAACCGGCCAGGGCGCAACTGGATTAAAGCGGCTTTTGAGGCCAAGCCACCAGAAAAAATCTTCGCCAACGTATGGCGAGGTTTTAGAGGTACTTAAGGCCCAAAGCGTTAGACCTCGGGCCCTAACTGAATCAGTCAGCAGTTTGAGGAGTAAACGAATACGCCCCAAATCCGATCAAGTCGAAATTAACTTTTGCGATATTCCCTGCTTGGATATCCTCGGAGAACGAGCCAACCTGAGCAAGGCCGGCGTGTACTTCGGGATCATCTGTAGAACCATCGGTCACAGGAGTTTCACGATACCACTGGACAAGTGTGCCGCTAGCAGCTTCGCGGGCAGCTTCCTTCAAAATGAGATACCCGGGGTCCGAACACGATAGATTCATGGAGCAAGGAATCGTGTACGACTGCGAGGTAATTAGGGTTGCTTTGAAGCCCTGCTCCGAGTCGTAATCAATCACATCCTGGGTGTCGGACTGGGCTTGGATGCCGGTGTTGTCCAGCGAAAATATACGGGTCATGCCCGTGCTGCTGGTGGGAATGGCGCTGGCACTGGTGCCCAGCTTCAGAAAAAGCTTGTACCCGAGGGCGACGAAAAAAGCACCTGTAGCCATGACTGGTTGAGTCTTTCGCCTAAGTTGCCTTATCCAGCTTCTTCAGCTTCCAGCAGCTCCCAGGGGTTGGGTCTGGGACAGACGTGGAGGTCAAATCCTCGGATGTCGTGGTCGGTGGGGCTGGTGGCAGTGAGCGCTAACTTCAGCTGCTCATCCGTCAGACCCAGCTTCATCATCACCTCGCCAGAGCTGCACCCCTTCTCCATCAGCTTTCGTGCTAGCTGGCCGTTGCGACGCACGGCCCCAGGTGCTTTCAGTGTCCAGTTGTGGTCGCGGATGAAATGCAACACGTCCCCCTCCGCAAACACCGTCAACAGTGTTGAGAAGGTGCCCTTGGCCGGCTGCCATGCACGGCACGTCTTGATAAACGCCTGATCAATGCAGCTGAACACGTCCTCTGCACTGACAAAGGGGTACTTGCGGCAGAGCTTGCGCCCCATCAACCGCAATAACCCTTGGTGTTGTCGGTACATCCGCGCCACCATCCGCTGCTCGTCACGAGATAACGGCGTGGCCAAGTAGCCGGTACGGGGGCGATGCCGCGCCGGTGTAGATCTTGGCTGTGGGTCGGCAACCTGAGCCATTGGCCCAGTGTAGACGTACCTAACCCAGTTACGTCTTCTTCAGGAACTGACCTAGCTGCGCACCACTGCCACTGTCTGGCCGGGGGTGTTCAAGATCAGATCCTGCAACAGCTGCTGGAGTTGGGGCAGCGCTTTTAGGGGAGTTATGGCTGGCTGATAATCCGGCTTCCACTCCACCTCCATCACATCCAACTTGACCCGCTTTAAGCCGGTGTTGGGGATACCGGGAATCAGGGAGGTGCTGCCTGCCACTTGGCCGGCGACCACCATGTCCTTCACCAGTGCCTTGGCAAGCTCCCAAGTCGCCAACTTGATCTCACTGGGGATCTCATTGTCGGCGTAGGTCTTTTCGCTTGTTCTGAAGTCTTTGCGTGGCCAAGCCAGCGCCTGAGTAGTTGTGGTTCGTGTCCCGACGAAACCGACCAGATCCAAATTGCGGGTGGCGGTGATCAGCGCCCGCTTTTTCTGGTCGGTGGTCGAGCTATCCCACTCCGCAGCGCTGATGTCGCCATCGGCAAATGCCTGTGCCTCTACCAACGTGATGTAACTGTTGGCGTTAGCGGCACCAACCGTGGCAATGATCTCAGCGGCCATGACCTGAGGTGGTGCTCCCTAGATTTCCGGCCCAGCAAGCTCCTCAGGGGTAACCACCTCAGGAGCGTCAACCGGCTTCTGCTTAGGCCGCTGCTTGCGCTTCGGCTTGTCCTCTTCAGCAGCAGGTGCTGCTGCAACTGGTGCGGGGCAAGGAAGGGAGGCCGCAGTAGCAGCCTCCTCCTTACGCCGGGCCAGGTTGAACCCGGTCAGTCCCATCAGACGTTCAGGGTGCCCTTGATCATGCCGATGTTCTTGTCATTGAACACCTTCTGCCAGTTGGCGCCTGTAGCAAGGGTGGCGCGGTTGGGGTTTGCACCAGTGCCCACGTACTTCACACCAATGGGGTGGAAGACGTTGTGCCAGTCGAAGCTGATGTAGGACGCCTTGGCGAGGATGTCGCGGTCTTGCTCGGAGCGAAGACCGGCCTGCTCACCCGAAGCCACACTGCCAGGGGTGAAGAAATACACATCGTCGGCGCCGAGGTCATCGGACACGACAAGCCGACAATTCATGTAGGTCGGCACCCGCACGTCGCCAAAGCTGGGTACACGGCTACCACCAACAGGGTCGGTGGAGCCCATCTCAGCAGCGGAGATGTAATCCAGAGCCTTCAGTTCAACCAACTTGTAGTAGGCCGAGCTGTGAAGCGCCATCACGGACAGCTTCTCGCCTTGATCGCCCAGCTTGGCGCGGGCACCAGACACCATGGAGGCGGTGGGGTATGCCTCTTCAGTGCTGACGGTCAAGCCGTTAAGAGCAGTAGCGAAGGCACCAGACAGGCAAGCCAGCAGGTCCTTCTGTTGCTCATAGGCGATGTATGCAGCAACCTTGTTGCCGATGGCAGCCAAGGGGTCCGAGCCAGCAGCCAACGCCGCGAGGTCCCGAGATCCGAAGGCCCGCCCACGATGCAGCACCACAGCACGCTGCTTATCAGCGGTGATGTTGCCGGGGGTCAGAGAGGTCGAGTCGCTCAGTACCTCAGCGTCGCCGCTCAGGTTGGCAACCCAGTTCGGCAAATTGATGAAGTCACCGCCTTCGGTGGCGTTGAGTTCAGCCATCGGCTGCACCACGCCGCTGCCAATAAAGGCATTGCGGAGGGTGGTCTGTTCTTCGATATAAGGCTCAAAAATGTCGGGAACGATGACATTCGAGCGGACGGTTTCGGCCATTGCCTCTGTTCCTTAATGCAAGTGGTGGTTTTGTTCTCAGCCGCGAGTGGCTTCTGCTTTCAGGCGCTCGTACAGCGCGGGGTCCTCACGGAATAAACGGGCCTGCTCGGTCAGGTTTCGCGTCTCTGCTCGGAACGGATTTGTTCCGCCGTAGCTACTGGAGGTGGTGGCAGATGGCCTCATCCCTAGTCCCATCGCTCCATTGGGTGCAAAGTGATGCTCCCAACCAGACTCTGGGGCGCGTAACCGGGCAAGGTGATCGCGTAACGGAATCTCCATCCCACCTTCCAGAACCACTGGTGTGCCGTCTGCCTCACGGAGGTTTGGGGCAATCAGTGATAACAGCTGGTCGGGGCGCAGGGCCTTCGACTCACCGATTTCCTGTAGGGCTTTGGTACGGAGGGTCTCCGTCTTTCTCGCTTGGCGCTCGGCGTCAAGCTCGCTCTCTAGTTCCGTAATCCTGCGCTCCAAGGCTTTGTTGGTGTCCTTGGATTGCTCCCACAACTTTTGGTACTCACCCGAGCCCTCCAGTTGTTGCTGTTCGCCTGTCTTCAGTTGGGTCGTAAGACCTCTGACCGTCTCCTCTAACTCCTGGATTTTGCTGTTGAGCTTGGCGTTAGTTTCACCAGCTCTCAACTTGTCCTGCTGCACCAAGTCCAATTTGGCCTTGAGCCGCTGGAGTTCAGAGTTGTCGGTGGCTTCTGTCGCGGTTGAGGGCGGCACCGCCGCACTCGTGTCCTCCACAGGAGGAACACCACTTACGTTTTCGGACACGCAATAGGCTGAGAGAACGCCCTAGATTGCCGATCTAAGTATTCACGTAAGGGTCACTCCATCTCCGGGATCAATACACACCGGCATCTGGGGTGTATAGGAGGTGGGCCTTGAGGGAAGTCCGCAGGATCTGCTTCAAGCCTGCCGTGCAGTGGGCGGCACACCGGACACGTCTTTGGGTCCAACACCGCGTTCCACCGCCACCGCAAGAGCTGTGCGATTCGCGTTCGCTCGGCTGCCGCAGCTGCCCGGTCAATCGCCGGTTGCACCGTGCCCCATAACGCCGCGGCCACAATCGACTGCACACGTTCCCGCCAGTTGTTGGCCACTGTTCCCTTCGATGGGACAGGCACCTGACGACCGACACTGGTGCGTACCCCGATCACCTTGGCCGCCACTTCCGCTACAGGCGGATCAGTGAAGAACATCCCCACCACGCTCCTCTCCAGCAACTGCAACAGCTGCGTCACAAACGGCGAGAGCCCAGTACGTGGGTTGCGCACAAACAACTGCGACACCGGAACACCCACAACACGGGTGGTGTCCAACACCTCTGTTAGTTGTCGTGGTGGAACGGCCCCAACGGGGAGCTGGAAATAGCGTCGAGCTACGTCGCTTACCAACAGCTCCGTGGCCGCCAAGCGGTTGTAGAGCTGCTGGGCCAGCACGTCGTTGATCGCCAACAGCTCAAGCGTGATGCGGGTGCGTAGCTGGCGCCAGCGCAGTTGGCGCTCTAGCCGCTCCTCAGGTAGATCCCGCAGCAGCAGCGCGTAGATCCGCAGCGCCAACTCATACAGCACGTCACGCGCTTCCGAGTCGTTGAGGTCCTCCTGCTGCGTGATCGCCTGCGCTAACTCGCGCACGTACTCATCTGGGGTCATCAGTTGGCGTTACGGCCAGGGCGCAACGGCGTTGGCAGCGTCTGGCTGTCGAGCGATTCGCCTTGGCCGGCGTTCTGGAACGCCATGTCGGGACCGGCCATGGCGAGACGCTCCATAACCTGCTGCTCCTCCAATCGCTCAGCCGTCAAACTCATCTCGGCATCCAAGTCGATGGTGATTGGCAGCACCTCTCCGTCCTGCAGCACCTTCAGCAGTGTTTGCTGGCTGATCGCGTTCTGCATATAGAGCTGCAGCAACGCTGTCACCTCGTTGCCGGTCAGCATCCGGTTGTCGTAGTCCCGTGGAATCGTCACCGTTGGTGGCTCGATACCCACGTAGGAAGACGCCAGCTCAAACATCTGGGCCAGCGTGCGCTCCAGATCCAGCGAGATCATCGCCATGATCGAGTCGCTATCGACACGATCTAAGCGGCGTGCCTCAGCTGCAGCGTTGGTGAGGTTGGCTTGGCTCAACGTGTTGATGCCCAACCTGCTGATTTGATCCTCCAACTCCTTTAGCGTCCGCAGCTGCGCCTCAAATGCGTCGGTGGTGGGCTGGATCCACTCCGCCCCACCATCTACTGGCATTAGCAGCGCTGTGTTCGCTGAAATGCCAATCGGACTGTCGGTGTCCGGGTCAAACCCACGCATCACCAACATCGGGTTGGCGGTTACGTGGATGCTGTGGTGCAGATCGCAGAACCGCTGCGCATAGGCCAAGTTCAGCGCGGCCACCTCCATCAGCGGAGGTGTGCTCATCAAATTGCCGGTGCGGTTGGAATAAACCGTCACCATCGGCACCCGGCCCAGCGTCGTTGCACCTGACTCAACCAACTCCCACTGCAGGGGGAGCGGCTGCACCGCGTAGTTCGATAGCTGCCGGTAAGGCAACGGCGCGGAACGCCACACCTCATAGCCGCCAGGGGTCAACACCCGGATCTGATCGACGATTTCCTCTCCATACGCCCCCTTGGCGACCACGACCTGCTCGCGTATTCGGACCTGCGCCAAGTCGCTGCAGGCACTGTCGTTGGTGGTGCGCCATCCCAAGATCTGCCTCGGGTGGATCGGCACCAAGTAAGGACGACGCCCAGACTGCCGCTCCTCCGCCAGCGTCCGCGGTGAGCTGTCATTGGTGAAGTCCACCACGGTGCTGCTGTGCCCGTACAGCAACGCCGTCACCAGCTGACGACGGGCATACTCATCAAGGGTGGTGCCGTCACCGCAGACGTTCTGGATCCATGTCATCCAGTAGTCGTCACCCTCCACCTTTACGCCCTTGCGCAAAATGATCCCCGCTGCCTGGGATGCCAAACGGCTTAAAAAGGGTGGCAGCGTCGCGTGGAAAATCCGACGCTGGTAGGCGTCGTCGGACTCTGAGGGCTCTTGCGGGATCAGTACCCGACTTCGGGCACGCAATCCCCGCGTGCCATCCATACAAATATCAATCGACTCCCAGTTCCCTCGCATCGCCAACACTTGGCTCGACACGATGCTCGGATCGTCGGTGTTGGTGTTGGCCGGCATTACCCCAGCAGACCCAAGACTCTGTGGGGGGTAGCTGCTGTTGTTGACGACCACTTCAGATCCCTTGCGTCACCTAGATTTCCAGTGGCCCTTAGATAACCGTCTTCGTAGCGAAGTTCGGGTCGCTCTCTTCGATGGCGTGAACCTCAGGGCCAAAGCCCGTCGCCATTAGCTCCTCGCTGAGCCCCTCGTTTTTAGGGAGCTGTTCTCGCTTTATCGCTCTATCAGCGTCCATTGCCTCAAGTGAGGCAATCCAGCTGTCTAATGCCTCACGGGATGCAATGCCTTTGGGCAGCTTCAGCCACCTGCGTAGCTCAGCGACATCCCGAAACAGCATGGAAGCGCTGCTGCTGCAAGCGATATATGCCCTGCCGTTCCAATCCCTGTAAGTCTCGATGGATTGATAGCGGGAGAGATGTAGCCGGTCGCGTTTGGCCATTAGTAGGTGCGGAAGGAAGAGCCGCCCGTCGCGTAGCGACGTAGCGGTGCCAGGTAAGTAATGCCGTAGCCCAAGGCGTCCACAGGACCCGAAATGTCATCCAACCCCCCAATCCCCTTCGTCGGCTTGCCCGACTTGTCGTAGGTCTGCTGCTCCAACGACTTAATTAGGTACTTGCAACGGTTGTGAACCCTTAAGCGGTCGGCCAGTAGCAACACGTTCACCGCGTTTACCCGGTCCGCGATCTGAGGGTTGGCGCTCTGGGTCTTCACCGCAAAACCACCCTTACGCAGCAGCGAAAGGTCGGATTCCGCTGCGTTGGTGGTGGTGCGCTGCCTTGATGCCGCGTCAGGAATTACCACCAAGTCCCCTCGCTCTACAAAGTCCCCGTATCGCTCCTGCAACAACGCCACCACCGCAGGGGTGTCCTTCGGGTGGTGTTCATCAATGACGTGGAACTCGTCGCCGCGCCGCACCATCACCTCGCAGAAGCACGCACCCACGTTGAAGTCAACCGACACAAATACACGGTCCTCGGGGCGTATCTCCGTGTCGCACCAGTGACGGTCCCTGTCGAATGGGTGGTAAACAGTGGTGTTCGCTAAGTTCGTGAACTCACCGTTGATGTAACTGGCAACCAGCTGACTGTCGTAGTTTTGATATAACGAGTCAACGAAGCCAGCTGGGAGGTGGGGGTTGTCGGTGGTCTTGGCTTTGATCAAACGACGGTCGAGATTGTCGCCCTGCTCGACGAAGGTGCGGTAGAGATATTTATAGCCTTCTGGCGTAGAAGCCAGTGCCAGCTGGGGTTTTTGGCCGCCACGAAGACGGGCCAGCATCATCTCTGCTGCCTTTTGTGCTACCTCCATTGGTGAGGTGTCAATCTCGTCGGCTAAAACAAACGAGAGGTTCTGTCCACGAATCCGGTTAAATGTCTCTGTGGCCCGGCACAGCAGTGTGACGGGGCCATGGGGTAGGTGCAACACATATTCGGGCTGCGGGGACACGCGGAAGTCGTGCTGGATGTTGTATTCCTCTAAAAATTGGTCAAAAGAACGCATCCAAACGTCCCGCAACATGATGTTGGTGGGCTCAAATACTGCTGCGGTTGTGTTTGGGTTGTCCATACCCAAAAACACTGCTTTGGCGGCCAGAGCAAAAGTTTTGCCTGCCCCAAACCCGGCGCAATAACCGAGAATCTTGTGGTCGGTGTCGTCTACAAACTGCTTTTGGGGCTCCAGCAGATCCTTGTAGATGCGTTTTCGTAAGCCCTCGTAGCTCTCTGTGCAGCGCGTGGCCGTGCGTTGGGGCTTCTCCAGCACCTTCCCGCCCGCGATCACGCTCAGAATCGACATCCAGGGGGAGGTGGGCTACTTACCTAGGTTAACGGGCTCAACAAAAAGGGCCCCTGAGGGGCCCGCGTCCCTTAATCTCCCGGACGCCCCGTTCCACCGGAGCACCTCAAGCCTACCCGCCTATTTAGGTGATGCAGCTTTTCTCTAGGCCCTGGGGGTGGGGTAGGGGTAGGCGGGCTAAGGGCCTAGGGTTATGTGACGTAAGGGTATTAGGGGTAGGGAGAGGGTTACATAAGGGTCCCGTTTTAGGGGGTTCGATGAGGGACTCGCGGGGTCTGTCACCCCTGCCCTGCGCCCGTTTGGTAGGGGGCAGGGCTCGGCTACCGGTGGTAGGGGGACGCCGCCTTTACTCCCTGCAAATAATGTCGCGCCACGTTGGCTGCGGCGCCCGTTTGGTGGCCAGTGGGGGTGACGGGGGGTCGCGTTATGTGGGAGAGATCAGCGCAACCTGCAGCCGTTGTTTGTCACCATCGATCCCGCTACCTACCGCCGGCTCTGGTGGCTGTGGCCGGTGTTAGTTGCGCGGGGCATCCGCACCGATCACCCGGAGCTTGAGACCTACAGCACCAACGGCAGCCGATAGTTGGCCGGTCTGGATTGCACGGTCGCTGATGTGGTCAAGCTTGAGAAGCTCACCTGCTACGCATTCGTCCCGGTCTTGCTGATAAATCTCAACAAGCCGCTTTCTTGCGGCGCTTACATAATCCCAAGCCTGCCGCTCAGTCACCCCCGTCTCAGCTGAGATCGTCTGAACCACGCGGCTGCTGCTGGCGCCTTCGCTTAGCATTTTCACAGCAACGCAAATCCGGCGTTCTAGTTCTGCACCGCTGGATTTTCGTGCCAACTTATCTAAGGGTGTCTGCGCCTAGTTTGCCGGGCCTTGCCGTCGCGGTGCGGTGCTGGCCCTGGTGATCCTTACATAAGGAACACTGATCGAGTTTGCCCCCCTTTTGCGGGTGCTGCGCCTGTGCGCTGTAACTTACGTAAGTTACAATCAGAGGTAAGCCCGCGAGGGCTTTACCTCTTCACCTAACCCTATGGCTACCACATTTGTCGCCGTTCTACTGGCGGCCCTTTTGTTCCCCCTTTTGTTCCTGCTATGGGCGTCAGAATCCCGCGAGCAACGGATCCGCCGCTGGCGGTCCGCAGGGGCATCGCAGCAGCAAATCGCAGACCGCATTGGTTGCAGCCGTTCAACTGTGCGCCGTGTTCTAGCGGCAGGTTGCTGATGGTGCGCTACTCCTTCGGCGTTCTGGCGTGGGTTGCCGCTGCCCTGATCTGGGCGGATGCCCTGGCGCCCGGTTCTCCCATCCTCCGGCCTATGGCGCAAGCCGTTGCCGGTGTGGTGCGTCGCTAGTTCACTCAACCCCGTTACCCCTACCCCTTACCTGCCGTGGCCACACGTTCCGCAATCGCTCTCGAAACACCGCGCGGCCTGCGCGCTATCTACTGCCACTGGGATGGATACCCTTCCCACCACCTGCCGATTCTGCAGACCTGTTATGGGTCGGCGCGCAAGGCAGCGGCGCTGATCGCGCCGGGGGACATCTCATGCCTGCGCACGCGGTCGACGTGGCAAAGCGGCCCAACACTGCGCGACGCTAACGGCGACCCGCTCACAGACACAGAGGGCAACTGGCGCGCGCAAGACGACCGAGAAGCGCAGCCGCTCTATTTCGCCGAACGAGGCGAATCGGACGTTGCACCGCGCCGCTTTGCTTCCGTTGATGCTTTGGCGGATTGGGCCGACGGTTGCGGCTGTGAGCATGTTTACGTGTTCCGCCCGCGCGCCGGTTGGCTGCATTCAGCTTTGTCTTTAGGACCCGATGGTGCTGCTGTGGCTGCGCCAGTTGCGCCCGGCTGTGATCCCTCGCAGTGGTGACACGCTGCGCCGTAACAGTTACCCCTTACCCCCTGCAAATTATGCAAACGATCAACGTTCAAACGAGAGACGGACAGCCCCGCACTGTTCCGGCTGTGTGGCTTGGCAAATTTCTGGCGGTGCATCGGCCGCTTAGCAGCAAATCGCCGGACGGTTTAAGCCGGGAGCCGCGCCATTGGACAATCAGCCACCATGGCATTGGCTTGGGCGCCGCAGTGGGAATTGATGTGGCGCAGCGCGACGCAATCGCTCTGGCGCGCTTGTGGGATTGCGCCTTCTCTGAAATCACAGCCGAAGGCGCACGCAATTGGCCATTGGCCAGCCGGTGGGTCGACGATGTTAAGCGCGCACAATCCGGGCGACCCATCATCGGCCCGCGGGAATTAACGCCGCTTGAAGCCTTGGAGAGCGCCGGAACCTACGCGGAAGTGAGCGCCGCAGTTGCGCGCGCAATGGGTCATACCTTTGCAAGCGATAGCGAAGCGGCCGAACAATTCCCCGCCGCGGAGATCATTCCCGCCAATCAATTGCGCGACGGTGCAGACGGTGTGGAACTGCTGTGGCGCGGCCGGTGGTGGCTTGTGCCCACCTATGGGGAAGTGGAAGCGTGGGCGCTTGATTCTGTGGCCGAAACACCGGACGGCCGGACGGTCGAATCCGACCACCCGGAATCTTGGCCGCGGATTCTCGGCGTTTGCTGATCTCACCTAACGCCGTTACCCCTACCCCTTACCCCCTTTCAAACATGGCCACACCTAACGCAGCGGCCGGTCGTTTGCTTTTTCATCTGACGGCCCGCAGTGCTAACGCGAAAACCGGCCCAATCCCGGTTAGCACGTCAAGCGCCGAAACATGCCCGAGCTCGGCAGTTTGCCCTTTCAAGGGCAAAGGCTGCTACGCGGAATCAGGTCCTTTGGCGATTCACTGGCGCGCCGTAACCGAAGGGCGACGCGGTCTGCCGTGGCAGGAATTCCTAGAGGCAATCCGAAACCTGCCGAAGGGCCAGCTGTGGCGGCACAATCAGGCCGGGGACCTTTGGAAGCCCGGCACTCTTACCGGACGCACCGCATTAGGTCAGCTGGTGGAAGCGAATAGGGGTCGTCGCGGATTCACGTACAGCCACCACAAGCTGACGCCAGACACGGTGCAAGCATTCCGCGCGGCCACGGCCAACGGATTCACCGTCAACGCAAGCTGCCACAGCGAAACGGCCGCTGATTCCGCAATTGCGGACGGATTGCGGGCGGTGTTTGTCGTACCGGCCGCAGAATCGCGCGCGCAGTGGGTGACGGCTGGCGGCAATCGCGCCATCGTTTGCCCTGCGCAGCGTTTCGATGGAATGACGTGTGAGCGCTGTCAGTTGTGCGCCGCGCGCCCGTCACACGTGGCGATTGTATTTCGCGCCCATGGAGTGCAACGGCGCGCAGTGGAAGCGGCGCTAGGCGAATGACCGACCCCACTACCCCCCGAGCCACCAACGCGGAACTTAAGGAACGGGTCAGCATTGCGGCAATGCTGCGCCTGCAGGGTGCAACCCCCAGCGTGATCCTTTCACGGCTGGTGACTGACTACGGCGTGTCAGTCAGACAAGCCCGCCGGTATCTGGCCTTGGCCAATGATGAGATCCGAGAAGATGGCATTGGCCCGGCTGCAGACCCTTTTAGCGAGACTGCAGCTATGGCACTCCAACGGCTGCAACTGCAACTGTTGGAAGCTACCCCAAGCGAACTCCCCCGGTTGATCTCAGCCCTGGCAAAGCTCCGGGAGGTTATGGCGACGGGTCCGAGCCTCTCAGATGCTGAGCTGATCAACCGGGCCGCGTTTGAAGGTGGTGTATCAGCTCTAGGTGCCCGTGAGGGTCCCGAACCCCGTTAAGCGTTCCCCCCACCGATCCCGCTACCCCCGGCCCGTAAGGGTTCGGGGGTTTTTATGTCACACGGTCACAAACGACCCCAGTGGTGGCAGAGGTTCTCAGCCGTCCGGCGGTGTTTTTTATGTCACACGCCATACGGGCCGGTGATCAGCCACGCTAGGATGGCCCCGCTGATGGCGACATCAGCAGATCACACAATCGGACTCACACTATGGAACCCCTTACCCCTGCGGATCGGGTGAGACTTGCTCTGTCGGTGCTGGAGGGCCTGCCGGATTGGCCGGCCATCTCTGCCACTTATGGCCAGTTCACTGATCACCTAGAAGATCTGCTCGCTGATCTTGAGGGTGACCGAAGCCACCGGCTGACCTGACCGCTACCCCTACCGATCCCACCTAGAGGGCCACCGGCCCTCTTTTCTTTTGCCTATGGCTGAGAACGGTTCTCATTCTCAGCGCCTCTGGCCTTATCACCCCCAGGTCCCCCCAGGGGATCGCCAAGTGTAACGTAAGTACGGCGGTCGGCACTACCCGTAAGGCTGTGCGCGGTGTCACCAGTGTTGTGTGCTGGTGGCTGAAACCGTATCGGAGGCCGCCACCCCCTAGTGAATGCGATTTTTTGCCATGAATGGCCTAGTGAATGGCGTTTTGAGGCCCATTGAATGCGATTTTGAGTGAATGGCATTTCGTGTCTCATGAGTCTCACCCAATTCTGTAGTAACACCTCTATCCCCTTAAATGGCCTATCCCAACGTGGGGGTGCTGGTGAGGCTGTAGGCGAGCGCCATGGCATCCCCCAGGCTGCTGGCCCATAACGCCCCCACAGTCCCCGCTAGCAGCACTTTGTACTCCCCATTAGGGGTGCGGTAGATCGAGGCCATCAATCCCCCTTGAATGGCGTTTGGAGCCTCTATGAATGGCTCCATGAATGGCCTTGGGAGTGATAGTGGCTCAACCGCTGGTGAATGGCCTTCTGCTCCTGATGGTAGGTGGCTCCTACATGCACACCTGCTGCATACACCGCCACCAATACCCCCAGCTCAAGAGCGATTGTTATGGATAACCAGATTGATCTCCTCACCCCACTCTTTTTCACCGTCTTGCCAGAGGACCTCACAGATGGGGTCGAACTGTTCGTCGTAATACTCCTGGACGAGAGGTTCCAGCACTCCAAGCAGGGTTTCATTGACCCACAGACCTTGCAAATTGTGGATGATGGGGTCGTCGCTGTCATTGCGATGCAAAACGATGGTGGTTGACTTATGGGTGTAATGAGGGTTGGGGCGTGTGACTCGCTCAAGCCATGACATGACGGTGTGCCTCCTGATAAAGCTGGAGGCGATGAAAGAACTCCGCTTCACAGTCATCCAGCAGTTGCTGATCGAGACGAAACACATTGGCAGGACCAATTTGACGAGCAACAACCAACAAAGCGCTATCCACTTCAACTCCGTAGGTCCACCTGATTCCCGCACGATAAGCAGCCAGTTGAACAAAGTAACCATCTCTCATCATTTCTGAAGCCGGATCAATCGGAGCTGTACCCTTACGGGTTTTCCAGTCAATAAGTTGAATGTCGGTGGAGTCGTAGGTCCACCCAATGCAGTCAGCGGTGCCACTGAAGCCCGCCGGATGCCAGCAGGGGAACTCCACCCCCAAGGCTGAATGAAAGTTGGCTTGTAACCACCCCTCAAGCGACCTCCAGAACCCCCCGAACACCAAGTGGTTGGTGGTGGGCTCCCCGAGGATCCAGTTCTCCGCTTGCGTGTGTAGGTAGGTGCCTCGGGTACGGGCTGCCAGGGAGCGTTGTTCTGCTCCAGGGCGATCCAACCATGCTTGGAGAGCCTTCTTAGCGGCTTCTGATTTGGTCTCCCCAACGATGGTGGTGACGCTGGGGAGTTTCCCTACTGGGGTGATGTAACCGGTCTTGTCCTCACACCGCCTGGCGTAACCCCTAGCAGTGGGCAGTTGAACGGTGGAGGTGGGCTTGATCACGCGCTCACGTTGCTGTAGGTGTGCTGTATCCGTTGGCCATTGGGGGAGACCAGCACCTCGATGGGGAGCACGTCCTCACAGCGAAGTTGCCCGCAGACATATGCCGCGGCCTTAGCAGCGTCGAGGTCTACCCAGAGGTGAGCCTCGTGGAGGTGAGGGCTCCACTCCGTGGGTTTGAGATCGTGGGGGTGCTTGAACCACCGCCCATCTGCCCTCATCAGGGCGTAGCGGGTGTACATCGCTTCTAGGGGTAGGTGGTGAATGGGTTGGGAGGTGTTACGACCACCTCCCGTTTGTTGAGACCCCAGTTAGTACCTAGGGACTCAGGGGTGTCGGGATCGGACATAGGGCACCATTAACCCCCTCACGGTTTTTCCCTTGGACCCCAGCGCCAACTAGGGAGGGTGTTGTATGGCCGTGAGAATCCCGACGTGACTGGGGTAGGTGGTTTAACGGCCACCAGACCCCGCTACAAGCCCCTAGAAGGGCATCTTGGTGGGGTCACCGCCTGTCAGGAGGGCTTCAAGGTTGTAGCCCTCTGCAACACACTCCTCCCACGCTGCGTTGACCTGAGCAGCGACGGTGCCTTTCCGTTTGCCCGGCTTCAACACCACCGTGTAGCGGGTGTCCATCCCGGTGCCGGTGCGGTTCAGCTCAAAGTCCCAGCCAGCGGGATCGTTGGCCACGTCCTCATCGCTGAACAGGGCAGCAAGGGTGTCGAGGATCGACACTTGGCTGGCTTGGAACAGCTGCACACTGCTGGTGGTGTAGTTCCACACCCAGAACGCCAAGGCTTGCTTGAGGCGGGTGGGCTGTCCCTTCTGATCAATCAGTTGGACACCCTCATCCGCTGCGCGGTCGTTGAGTTCCTTGGTGGTGGGCTCCTCAGAAAAGCGCAGACACTTGGGACGACCCTCAGATGAGCGGGCCCAAATTTCCACGAAGTCAAGGGACTTATCCCCTACGGGAGAGAAGCGAACGCTGTCCCCATCACCAAGGGAACCGGGGTTGAGGAAGAGGTCGGTGCCACCAGAAGAGGACTTCTTCTCCTTGACGGCGGTTACGAAGCGATCAGAAACGAAAGGCATGTCGGTGGGCTGTGCCGTTGACCGACCTAGCTTAGTGCGTTACTTAGGTAAGTCAACCCCTAGAGGTGGTGGGCATCAGGTCGCTGAGCAACCCTGTCCGTAGGTGCAGCACATCCAGCTGACCCACACTCCTGGCCATCACCTCAAACAGCTCACTTCTGTTGACCCCTGCCTTCATCGCAGCAGCGGTCCACAGGTCCCACGCCTCGTCGGTGATGCTGATGGTGCGCTGCACCTTGCTGGACCCCCAAGGTGTGTGTGGAGTGCGACCTCCCATGGGGCGTGACAGTGCGGGCATCTTGGTGGGCATCACTTACTTGAGTCTAACGCAAATACCTAAGACAGTTACCCATTGGTGGTGGTGGTCAGCTGGTGGAGGTGCTCTTGGATCACGTCCCAGCACTCCCCCTCCTCAACACCCAGCTCTGCTGCGATCACAGGGAGATCCCTGATCAGCTCCTCACCTTTGACCGTCTTGCCAGCGAGGAGTCCCTTGAAGCTGGCCGCGGCCTTTACTAACCGTTGGTGGTCCTCCACCACGAAATCCACCCCCTTACTGGCGAGGGTGAGCCTCGCCCACTTCCCAAATACCGCTGACACGCTCTCCTCATGCTCCAAGGGGATCTCCTTGGCATTGCTCAGCCCCAGGTCCAGAGCCCCCACAAAGGCCAAGAACATCTCCCCAGGACCCATCACGGCACCACTGGGGGTGCGCATCACCTCACGGTCCTTCCAGAGGCCACTGAGGGTCTCTGGTAGCTCTCCCTTAGCCAGTGCCTCGTTGAACACTCCAAGGGCGTAGAGAACCTTGGGGGCTGGATCCTTGAGGGTGCCGGTGGCAAAACCACTGATCTGGCTTGAATGAACCACGTTGTCCTTCAGAGCTGCCGTAGCCAGCTTCATCAGCTGAGGCTGGCTCCACTGCCTAGAAAAAGCCTTGAACGCCTTGCGGAACTGCTCACGTCCCTGAAGGCAGCTGGTGGTGATCGGCCCTGGGGGGAACTGGCTTGGCTTACCCATAACACTTAAGTAACTACGTTAGTCATAGCACTGCGGGGAGGGGCCGTCACTCAGGTAGGGGATCTGCTTCACTGAGTGCGTTGGACTCGTGAGACGCGCTATGAGGTAGGTGAGTAAACCAACAGGGTGAGGGGGTGGGGGGATTTTTGTTTGTTTATTAAGCACCTCCCAGTCATGCCAAGGGCTTTGCCCAGTTTTCCACATGTTGGTTTATTCCAATAAACCAACCACCCCCTCCAGAAACCAACATGTTGGTTTATTGCCATGTTGGTTTCTAAATGTTGGTTTGTTCCCCTGTCATACCAAGGGATCTCAGCGAAATAGCCAATAAACCAACACTTTCCCTCCACACCCCCCACCCCTCACTCCACCCAATACACGTAGGTGGGCTTCCTAAGCCCAGGACGCTTCTGACCTAACCGCTGCAGACCGGGATGCTCAGCACTCACCAGTGCCTTCACCACCCGCTCCACTGAACCCCGATGGGCGTTCACAGCAGCACTGATCTCGTTCAGGTCCAACGCAGCCTCCTCACTCCTGCCACTCAGGCACTCCACAACCTTCGCCTTCAAGCCCCGCAGCTTCTCAGTCCCATCAGCCTCCCCGTTATGGGAGGTGATCGTCAGGCTCAGATCCTCGTTGCTCCCAATCAGCTCAAAGCGATCACCTGCCATCGTGATCCCGGTCCTGGGCTTCAACACCGTCAGCACAAACTTCGGCTCCTTGCTCTCGCTATCGCGCACAACAGCCCACACGTCGCTAGCCCCGTTGACGATGTAGCTGCTACCAAACAGATCCCCCAAATGCACCTCCTTCCTGGCACCCGCTTTGCTCTTGTCCATCTTCCGTAGGTGGTGGGTCAGCAAGATCGCTACCCCCTCCTCACTGGCGATCTGGTTCAGGCGGTACAGGTGCAACCCCACCTCCGCCTCTCCCATCCCCACAGCACCACCGAACAGCGAACCAAACGAGTCCATCACCACCACACGGGCTTGGTGATCGCGGATCCACTTCCGCAGCTCCGGGTACATCGCTGCGTTGAAGTTGAACTTGAAGATCACCGAGTCCCTTGGGACCTGCATCCCCATCAGCCGCAGCTTTTGCTTGGCATTGGCGGCGCTCTCGTCCTTCTGCACCACCAGCACGCTCCCTTTGACCGCTTGGAGGGTTCCTCCGAACTTCCCGCCGTTGGCTACCGCCTCAGCAATCCGGTAAATCAACACCGACTTGCCCACACCCCCGTCAGCCGCAACCATCGTCACTGCCCCCAGCGCCAGCAGGTTCTCAATGGCGGGCTCAATGTCAGCGGCTTGGCTGAGCACCTCTTCCAACGTCCCTTCTTGAAGGCCGGTGTCGCTCTCCTGTTGCATGAGCTGCACCAGCTGGGACATTTCACTCTCTTTGCACCCCACCATTTTCGTCAGCTCCTGATACGACGCCAGCCGGTCCACAGGCGAGTCCATTGCGTCGATCACCTCCAGAGCCTCACGCAACTTGCTCACCTTCTTGGCGGCATGGGTGGTGAAGTCATCAACGTCGATCTGCTTTGGTGGTAGCGCCCACTTCGGCCACACAAACCCGCCCGCCAAGGCAGCGGTGACAATCGAGCCCCACCCACACTTGCTATCGGTGTCGGTGGCACTGCGGCTCAGCGAATCCATCAACGCCTCAAACGAGCCCAAGTTCCCGTCATCCCAATCGTTGCGGCGGTCCCATTCCTGGCCGCCAAGCCATGCCATCGCTGTGTCCTTACCAAGCACGTTCAGCAGACCAGCAACCAGGGGCCGGAATGCCGACTGATAACTCGCTGCCAGTGGAGAGTCGGCAGGTGCTCCTCGGTACGGCCAGTGCTTTTGCATCAGCAGGAGCAATCGCCGCTGATCCTTTGGCAGCAGCAGGTCGCAGGGCTGCGGCTCCCCGGCTGCACGCTTCATCTCAAAGCTGTCCTCATCCGCCGCGGCCTTGGGAGCTAAGCCCCGCTGCACTTGGCGAATAAAGCCAGCCACTACCCATGCAGGTGCAGTCGCCACACCAACCATCGCGGGGTGAAGCCCGTCCACCCAGTGGTAACAAAGCGGGTGAGACTCACTGGACAAAGGATGATCCCCTGCAATCACGGCCTGCTTGGCGGTGCCTGTGCCGTTCAGCCACAGCGCCTCAAAGGCGTGCTTTTTGCCCTCCTCATACGGGCCGGCATCAAAGCTCCAGTTGCCTAGCTCTGGCCACCAGTCCTCCGGCACCCTCAGAAACACCTTGCGGCGCCCCCTTCTCCCGCTGGTGTTGGTGGCAGTCGTCGGCAACTCAGAGGAGGGCCGGCCAAAGACCTGCTGAAACGTCGCCTCCGATAAACCATCGAGCCCCGGATCCTCAGGCTCGTCAAAATCCAGCACCAGCAGGCCCTGGCTTGCAGGCCCGGTCAGAACGCCAGCGCCAATGCACTGCTGCACAAACGTCCCATTTCGCTGCAGCAACTGCAGGGCGGTGTAGCGCTTGTCGGGATCTGAGTTCCACCTGCTCTCAAAGCAGTCCTTGACCGACCCGCGATTGCCAGTGCCGCACAACCGCCAACTCAGGGGTAACCCCGCCAGCTGTGGGAGGTGAATGGCCGGGATACGGCTACCGATCTCACGGTGGGCCTCCTTTAGGCGCTCCAGCTCGTGGTCGTACTCCTGCCCGAACCCGCCCACCACCATGTGCCTTACCTAGGGAAATCCAACCTAGGGAGGGTCGCCCGTATCTCTTGACTTGGCAAGGTAATTACCTAAGTATTTTGAGACTGGTTCTGATACCCCTGTGCCGACCCCTCGACTTGACGCCGAGTTCAGCCGCTTCCATGCCGAAAACCCGCACGTCTACACAGCTTTGGAGCGCCTGGCCTTCAAGCTGCGCAACCGTGGAGTCCAGCGCTGGGGCGTAAAAGCCCTTTGGGAGGTGCTCCGCTACGAGCTAGCCCTGAACACCAGCGAGCCCGTGGGTAGCTTCAGGCTTAACAACAACTTCACGGCCTACTACGCCCGGCTTCTCATGGAGCGCAACCCCGAGGACCTGGCCGGCTTCTTTGAAACCCGCGAGCGCCATCGCCCGCTGGAGTCGGTTGACCTAGGGGCGTAGAGGCAGTAACTTATCTGAGTAAGGGTCTCGCATCAGGCCCGCTACCCCTAGCACCTATGGAAGGTCGTTCCAGGACCCTCTCGAAACCCACCGTCCCCTACATCGTCAGTCGCTACCTCGGTCGCACCGTCTACCTCGATGAGCTGGCTGAACTCAATGACCGCGAATTGGGCCTCCTTGAAACGGAGGTGCATGGTCTCCACTCCGAGTGCTCGCAGACGTTGGCCAAACGGCTCAGTCAGTCCTCAGACCTCGGCACCGTTGAAAAGCTGCTGCGTACCTCCGGTCGCTTTGCTCACGCCATCGAACGTGAAATGGGCCTGAGGCAGCGCAAGGTTTCAATCCTCGACATCCTTGATCAACTCAAGGCAGTTACGGCAGAACGGGACTCACTCCGCGCTCAACTCGATCACCTGTTGGCGCAATGAACCCCTCACCCTCCACTCCCTGGTTGACAGGGCGCCTCTACAGCAAGGACGACCTCCACGCCACAGCGCTGGTCTGCATGGATCGCCGGGAGGTGGTGCTCAAGGAGCTGCTCAACCAGTTCCGTCACCTCTCCGACGACGACATCAAAAGCGTCGTGCGTAACGCCGAGTTCCTCTACACCTGCAACGAGGCAATGTTCAACGAGTACCGCCAACGCCAGGGGGTTGCATGACACCCCTGAAACCCTTACCACTGCGCACCTACCGCGTCACTACATCCCTGCGATCCGTGGTGGTGATGGCCACCAGCTTGGCCGCGGCCATGTTGACCGCCAAGGAGCTGTACCCCGGTGAGACCGTCATCTCAGTCCTCAATTCGCCCGAGTGGCTGGAGGATTGATGAAGCACATTGTCTTCTTTTCTTCAGGCATTGCTTCATGGGTGGCGGCCAGACGAGTGGTAGAAAGATTTGGCGCGAACGACACGATTTTGGTGTTTGCCGATACAGGTATTGAGGATCAAGATAACTACCGTTTTTTGTACGAGGGTGCAAAAGATACTGGCGCTGAGCTTGTTTACCTTAAAGACGGTAGAACGCCTTGGGACGTGTTTAAGGACGACAGATTCTTAGGCAATACACGGCTAGCTACTTGTTCGAAACGATTAAAGCAAGAAGTTTGCAGGAGGTACATAGACGGCCTTGATTGCGAGTTCATTCTTTATTTGGGTATTGACGGCATGGAGTCCCACCGTATTCCTGCTATACGGAAGGGCTATGAGCCTTACGTAGTTGATTTTCCTCTTTGTTGGGATCCTTGGTTGACCAGAGACCAGTATTTCCAGCTTGCAGCTCAGCGTGGTTTGAAACCCCCGCGTCTTTATGAACTTGGCTTTTCGCACGCAAATTGCGGTGGCTTTTGCGTAAAAGCGGGTCACACTGCTTTCATAACCTTGCTAGCAAACTTTCCAGAGCGCTACGGGTTTCACGAAAAGAAAGAGCAGGAGATGCGTGAGTATCTAAACAAAGATATTTCCATTCTGAGGGACAGAAGGGGCGGCAAGACAAAACCTTTGACAATGAAGGTTTTCAGAGAAGCAAAAAGTGCTGCTGATTTGGGTTTGGATTTCGACGACTGGTCAACGTGTGGTTGTTTCTTGGGAGATGAGGACGAGGATTGATGGCACAACCAACCACATTCAAATCGCTGGGCAAAACCATTTGCCTCGACATGGAGACTGCCATGGCGCCGCTCTCCTTCAAGGGGCGCAACCACGTCCGCCTTCTGCAACTGCACTCCGACGCCGGTGAGCTTTGGTACGACTTAGCCACCTTCACTGAGCCCGATTGGATGGAGCTGACGGTGATGCTCCAGGACCCCACCATCACTTGGGTGGGCCAGAACATCGCCTACGACTACCGCTGCCTCCTCGGTTGCGGCATCCGTCTTGTGGGTCGGCTGGAAGACACCATGATTCAGTCGGCCTTGCTCAACAACGGGCTGGCCAACGTCTCCAACTCCCTTGAAGCCATTGCGCTGCGGGTGCTCAAGACCCAGCTCGATAAGACCCTGCAGAAGCAGGACTGGATGAGCGCTGAGCTGGACGAAGCCGACCTCGCCTACGCCATGGGTGACGTTCGCATCACTTGGCAGGCGTGGCGTGAGCAGCAGGCGGAGATCAAGAACGCTGGTCTGCAGCGCGTCTACGACTTGGAGTGCGCCCTCATTCCCGCCGTGGTGGAGATGGAGCACACCGGCATGTTGGTGGATCAGCAGCAAGCCCTCACCGCCATCACCCAGCTGGAGGAGGAGATTGGTCTCAGCAAAGGCGAGTTCCTGGAGCTGCTTGATTCCCAACTGCGGGAACTTCACGGCGATGGCCTACCCCGTGATGACGACGGCAGCTACAACCTTCGTGCGAAGAAGGAACCCAAACGGGATGGTGGCAGACCCGCAGGCTTCAACATCAACAGCCCCACGCAGGTGCTGGGTCATCTGGTCTCCATCGGTCTAGACCCGCGAGATCCCAAGACAAACAAGCTCACCACCGACAAGAAGATCCTCAGGCCCTTGGCCGACAACCCGGTGGTGTTCAGCCTCTTGGGTTACAAGCGAGCCGAGAAGCGTCGCTCGATGATTCAAACCATCTTGGACAAACACATTCAAGATGATGGACGTATTCATCCCCGATTTGCACCTTTACAAACTGGTACAGGCAGGTTTAGCAGCTCAAATCCTAATGCACAGCAATTTCCTAGGGAAGCATTTATTAGGGACATCATTGTTGCTGCCGATGCGTATGAACTGGTGGTGATGGATGTCAAAAACATGGAAATGGGTGTGGCGTGCTCGGAGCCCATCGCTAACGAGACCACAATGCAAAAAGCTTTGCGGGAGGGTACTGACCTTCATACCTTGACTGCTCACCTAATGTTCCACATTCCCATTGAGGAGGTCGATAAGGAGCAGCGGCAGAGGGCTAAGTCCACGAACTTTTCCGCGTTGTTTGGAAGTTCAGCTCAAGGCATTAAGGACTACTTCGCTTCATTCGGTAACTTCATTACAGAAGAGGAGGCCAAAGAGTTCCGAAGTGCTTGGCTTAACGCTTATCCCGGCATGGCCAAATGGCACGCCTGGGCCAAGCGTGAGGTTGAAAAGGGAGAGGTGCGAATGGTTGATGGACGCCGCAGGTGGTTGGTTGGTGATCAAGCCCGCCCCACCGTCTTGCTCAACAACATCGTTCAGGGCACCGCTGCTTCCATCGTCAAACAAGCCATGGTCGGCATCTGGCCGCGGCTACCTAAAGGAGCCCGGCTTGTCGCCCAGGTCCACGATGAATTGATCGTCGAGGCACCTGAAGGCAGCGGCGAGGAGGTGCTGCAAATGATGCAGCGTCAACTGCTACTGGCGGGTCGCCTCATCATTGGCGACTCGGTGGACATGGTTGGCGAAGGCTCCGTGGCGAAGTCATGGGGTCAAGCCAAGTAAACAAAAAAACCGCATTACTTCAATGATTCACCCGACAAGTTTTGAGTCGTTTCTTGACGAGCTGCATGACCGATTTGGCGATGCCTTGGCGTCGGACTTAGGGATAAGTGATGAAACTGCAGATTTTGGTCGTGTTGCCTTGTTTTCAGAAATGTTTCCAGAAACATTTAAAACGTTGCGGTGGTTGCAAGAGCTCCGGGAAGAGGTCAAACGCGATCACACTTATACCTGAGCATTTTATCCCTTTTACGACAGGCAGCTAAAACCCTCTCAACGCAATGCTGAAAAACGACATCTGGATCCGTGTTCGCGCTGCAGGCGGCATGATCCAACCCTTTGAGCCCTCACTGATTCGCCAAGTCGAAGATCGGAAGGTGCTCAGTTACGGCTGCAGCTCCTACGGCTACGACCTACGCCTGTCGCCATCGGAGTTCTTGGTGTTTCGCCACGTTCCCGGAACTGTGATGGATCCCAAGGCGTTCAACTCCGCCAACCTTGAGTCGGTCCCTCTCCACGCGGACGAGCGCGGCAGCTACTTCATCCTCCCTGGCCACAGCTACGGCCTGGGCGTTGCCCTTGAGCATCTCGCCATCCCCACCAACATCACCTGTCTGTTCATAGGTAAGTCCACTTACGCCCGCATGGGGGTGATCGCCAACACGACGCCGGGAGAGGCTGGCTGGAACGGCCACCTCACCTTGGAGTTCAGCAACTCCTCTGGTGCTGACTGCCGCATCTACGCCAACGAGGGCATCGTTCAGGCGCTCTTTATGGAAGGTGAGCCTTGTGCTGTCTCCTACGAAAACCGCTCGGGCAAATACCAAAACCAACCCGAGCGTGTCACCTTGGCAAGGGTTTAGGTCAGACCCACTAACCAACTCCAAATTACCGCCTAATTAGGACTTCCCATGACCGACCAAAACACCACTCCCGATCTAGTCAACCATCCGCCTCACTACACCGCAAATGCGGTTGAGTGCATTGATGCGATCCACTCTGCCTTAGGTGACGAGGGCTTTAAGGCGTACTGCCGAGGTGCCGTCATGAAGTACATCTGGCGCACCAACCTCAAGAACGGCCTTGAAGACCTGCGCAAGGCTCAGTGGTACTTGACTGAGTTGATCCGCCAAGAGGGCGCCTAGACTGGCGTTACTTACCTGAGTAACGAGTGGACGATGCTGCTCACCTAAGGCAGCAGGCGATGGCCAAGCTGCGGGCGGCTGTCTCATTTGCTACTGCAGGTGAGCTGCATCGTGCAGCAGAGTTCCTCGATTTTGCACGCGAAGTTCGCTCCGGTAAGCGAAGACTTAGAGCGACCACGCGCACTGACAGCAGGCGGAAGGCGGTTGATCGTTACGGCTACCACGGCACTGAGAGCTGAGACGCACGGGACTCGACAAAAGTGCTAGAAAAGGGGTTGACCCTTACGTAAGTGCTCCATACCATCTGACCGACCGTAGCTGCTGCTTCTAATGCCGCCCGTAAGCCCAGAGCAGGTTCAGACCCTGCACCACCTCATCAATGAGGCAACCAACGCGGCCACCGGCATTGCTGAGACCCTAGCCACTTTTGGGGATGTGGACGAGGAGGACCCTGACGCAGACATGATGGTGAGGGTCAACACGACGAAAGCACTACGGATCAGGGACGCACTCGTATCCATC